AGAACAACTTTGTAAAGAGTTTCTGGAAGTTATCACTGATCCTATGGTTCGTGTTCTTCACGTTCACAGTGGAGATACCGAGCACGAGTCTAGCACTAAACCAGCATACATTTATGACTGGGCAGTACAAACTTGGAAGCGTAATCGTATCATCTTTACCACCTATCATTCTCTGCACAAAGTGCAAGAGTCTGGTGTCAAAGTAGACACTATTTACTTTGATGAAGCACATAATTCTGTGCAACGTAACTTCTTCCCTGCCACAGAGTTCTTCAGTAATGAAGCTCAACGGTGCTATTTCTACACTGCTACACCAAAGCATAGTCTGTCTATCTTCAAGCCAGGTATGAATGATGGTGCTGTTTATGGTCAGGTTATTTGTAATGTTCCTGCACCTAAACTGGTTGAAGAAGGTTACATCCTTCCTCCTAAAGTTGTTGTGAAGCAACTTCCTCAAGGTGATTTCAAGCAGTCTGATGAGCAGAACTTGATTGAGACTATTGATGACAATTCACTCAACAAAATCCTGATTGCTGCACGTTCTACGAAGCAGATTGTGCGTCTTGTTTCTCAAACTGATTTCTGTATTCAGTTGCGTGAGCGTGGTTACAACTGGATGTTTATTACTGCTAAAACTGGTGCTATCATCAACGGTCAGAAAGTTTCCCGCGATCAGTTCTTCAAGACTCTGAATCAGTGGGGTCAAGATGATACTCGTTTTGTGGTTATGCACCACTCTATCCTGTCTGAAGGTATCAACGTAAAGGGTCTGGAAGCAGTCCTGTTTATGCGTAATATGGATTATATCGGAATCAGTCAGTCAATCGGGCGTGTGATCCGTCTAGGTGGCGCTGAGAAGACCTTTGGACTGGTCTGCGTGCCTGTGTTTGATAAGGTGGGCATCAGCACCGCCAGGAGCGTTCAGGCGGTCGTTGACACCGTGTTTGAACAGGGAGAACCTGCTGTGTCTGTAGTTCGCCGCTGATGGAAACCCATAGATTGCGAGGTCTTGCCAGTGAGATGCTATTTGCTGCTCAGTGGTATGAATTAGTGGAGGATGAGTCATTAACACTTATCACCCCAGATTTGGACACGGGATGGGATTTTATGATTGCATCTAGTGGCATTAAAATACAAGTGAAGAGGTGGAAAAGGAAGACAAATCAAAACAAATGGAACTTAGATATACGCCGAAAGCGTAATTCTGGTACAGGTAATTACACAGGCAAAGAGTTTGATTACATCGCAATTCATAACACTGAGACCGACAAATTTATCATTGCTGATATTGCGCAACTTATAAATGAAGACACTGGTAAAGTGAAACAAAACTTCTCAATCAATGCTCTCACAAATCTAGGTATGTGCCACTTGGTTGAAGTGTCACAGGGGCTAGCATCTGCTGTTCCTTTCTGCTATAATACAAAGGTAATCAAGGGACATCCCAATGAAGTGCAAAGTTCAACTGTATAAAGCAGGCACCTTGTATGAAGAAGTCGTGATCGCTGTTGATTATCAAGACGCGAAAAAAGTAGCACTGGCACGCAATCCTAATGCTACCGTTGTTTCCGTTACTGCTGTATTTTAATGGCAGCAAAATACAAAAAACCCTTCATTTCACGATCAGGTATTCTTGATCCCAAACCAAAAGATCCTGAAGGTTATGTAACCAATGACGGAATGTGGGCTGCTGTTCCTTACGCTGGAAAGACAAAGGGGTTCGCCATTATACATAATGGCAGTGTAGTCCATAATTGTAACACTTACAAACAAGCAGTGGATTACATCACGAAAAAAAGTAAATTAGATAAAAAGAAAAAGTCTATCTCCTCACTTGAGAAGTTTCTATGAAACTCCTGCCCTTTATACTGTTACCATTCCTTGCAACTCCTGCTAATGCATTGACGTGGGAACAGTTCTGGGCTCCATTCGACGGTCATCACTATCATCACCACTATCACGAGTATCACAGTAATGATCCTATGTGCAGACGTAGGTTATACAATGAAGAATATGTTCCTGGGTATTATACTCGGAATGGACATCGTGTTGGTGGATATGTAAGAAGATGGTATGAATGGGTAAGTGTTCCCTGTCGTTCAGATCATCACTACTAATGACCGAAAAAGAACAAAAACGCAAAGATGCTTTCTTCATCTTTTATGAAAGTGTCTTAAAACCAGATCCACAACTCCGTCAGGATGCACACGAAGATGAATGTTATCATGAACTGATGGAATGGAGAGGACAAGTTATTGGTTATCTGGACGAATGTAGGAACAGAGAGTTTGGTTAATGAACATACAGTTCATAATTTTACTACCATTAGCAGTAGTAGCATACTTCATACTAACTGATGAAGGTGTTGCTGCTGCTTTTTACTATGTAAATAGGTTAGCATTTGCTAAAATAAAACGCTACTGGTGGTGGTTAATGAACAATCCACGCAATCCTGTGGTAAAATATATGATGTATCGTCGTTCTTTGCGAATTGCAAAAGAGATGATGGTAGAAATAAATAATAGTAAAGAGACATAAACTTATGTTATCTACTGCCTATCGCCTCAGGTTAGAGTCTATTTGTCAGTGTATTGCTAATAAAGAAGAAGTGCCTTTGGAGGATATGATTTGGGCAGAAAAACTTGCTAAAGCACACACTCTCGCAAGAGATTGGTTGCAGAAAGCAAGACGCCAAGCGTCTCAAGATATTGAGGAGGGTACTACCGACGATTTTCTGAATAGGATGGGATTAGGAGACCCCGACCCATCCAATCATAAAACGGGGTTTGATGGTGCTGATGAAATTGTTGATTGGTTTCAACGTGATAAACCTGATGATTGGAGGCAACGTGACTGAAAAAATTACACCAGAAACATACATAAAAATGAATGAGGAGTTTGAAGAGGAAGGTATGGCTTTCCGAATCGAAGTTCCGACTCAAGAAGAAATTGATAGATATTTCTATAAGGAGAGCGTTAAGGATGACTGAAAAACAAATTCCTTGGAGTAAACTGCATCAAATAGCAGACGCATTAGAGGGTAAATTAGTTCACATTACCTGTGTAGATCACACTGGTAGAGACTACAAAAGAATTGTTATCGAATACGAGGAGAAGAAGTAATGGAAGCAGTAATCTATTCAAACGGCAATCAAGAGTGTGAACGTGCTAAAACTTTGTTAGAGAATCTTAATTTTCAAATATCCGTATATAAATTAAATCAGCACTTCTCACAGAAAGGTTTTGTTGCTGAATTTGGTGAAGAAGCAGAATACCCACAAGTTAATGTTGGTTTCAGACACATCGGTGGGTTAAAAGATACACTAAACTATTTCAAAGATAATAATCTACTATGAACCCTGTAATCCTAATTGCATGTTTTACACCTATAGCAGCGATATGGATTGTTATGAAACTAGCAGTGTTTTTGTCAGGAATCTACTCTGAGGAGAAATATGTCGAATCAGAATCCAGAAAACCACACGGACCTTATGTGGCAGATGCATATGCAGACGTTGATGAAGAGGAAGAAGAATATGGAGATCGCACAGACTATAGATAAAGCACTCTATCAGTATTATACTGTAGAGAATGATCTTCCAGTTCCAAATTGGAGACAAATTAAAGATCCAGAGTGGTGGGTTCAGTATCTAAAAGATATGGGACTTGACCCACGGAATAGATAGTGGTATAATACGAGCATAATGAACTCCACATCATGGATTACAAACCTTATTCACCAGAGTGGCACCGTAAAAGATACCTGAAAGAGGCATTGGATACCTATTTTGATGACTATGTTGACAATGAAGTCATCTTTGGTGATATGATGGATATTTTGTCTGCAAGAATGTCTGCTGCTGTAGATGAGGTGAATAAGGTTATGGACCTTAAAGACAAACTCAAAAATGCTTGATAATAAAGCATCTTGGGGAGGAACGTTGTTATTTGTATTGACAATCACCTGCACATTAAGTATAATAATTGCTGGTTATGTTCACGGACATATGAGTATAACTAACGTATGGAAATCATTACATTCTTAAATGAATCTAACACTGGAAGAACTTAAGTACATCGCTACTGTACTTGAACGCGCATCGTCCTACACAACTGCAAGAGCAGAACAAATCGATCACCCATCAATCAGACACAAAGAAGTAGATCAAAAGATCAGATCTTTGATTGCTAGGTATCAATGTCACTGATAAATTATTAAAAGTTTAGAATCTTAAAATGAAAAAAGTATTGATTACTGGTGGTGCAGGATTCATTGCACACCATACAATCGGTTATCTGTTAAAGAATACTGATTGGGACATTGTTACACTTGATCGGTTAGATTACAGTGGCAATCTGAATCGTCTGCACGATCTTATGTTATCATTTGATCCTGAAGTTCGTAAGCGTGTTCGTATTGTTCACCATGATCTAAAAGCAGAACTAAATCCACTTGTCCGTAGTGAGATTGGTCAGGTTGATTACATCCTGCACCTTGCTGCTGGTTCACACGTTGACCGCAGTATTGAGTATCCGATGGAGTTTGTGCTGGACAATGTTGTCGGTACTGCTAACATCCTAGACTTTGCACGTTTGCATCAAGATAATCTTGAACGCTTCGTATATTTCAGCACTGATGAAGTATTTGGTCCCGCACCTGATGGTATCAAATACAAGGAGAATGATAGATACAATTCTACCAATCCTTACAGTGCAACTAAAGCAGGTGGTGAAGAACTTGCGGTGGCATATGAAAACACATACAATATGCCAATCTACATTACACATACAATGAATGTCTTTGGAGAGCGTCAGCATCCAGAGAAGTTTATTCCAATGTGTATTAAGCGTGCCCGTGATGGTGAAACTGTCACCATTCATAGTGACTCTACCAAGACTATTCCTGGTGCTCGACACTACATTCACGCTGAAGATGTAGCATCTGCAATTCTATTTTTGTTGAACTATGAGGGTGAGTTTGAGCGTACTTGGGGCAACGCTAAATGTCCTAAGTTTAACATTGTTGGAGCAGAAGAACTCAACAACTTGGAGTTGGCAAAAATCATTGCCGAAGCCCAAGGAAGAGACCTAGTTTATGAAATGGTAGACTTCCATTCTTCACGTCCTGGGCACGACTTGCGTTATGCTCTATGTGGTGATAAAATGAAAGAACTTGGATGGACTCCTGCCAAGTCTGTGCGTGAAAGAATCGCAGAGGTTACAAAATGGACACTCGAAAACGAGAGGTGGATTACATTATGACAACACGACAATTTACATCTTCCAAAGGTGAAACTTGGGAGTGGGAAGAAACACCGGAAGTTGTTTCTGCTGTAGCACAACTGCACAAAACAGTTAAAGAAACTGAACGTAAAATTGCAAACCTTAATTTGAAACGACCCCATGAAAGACAAGTCAATAACGGTTGAAGATTACGAGAAGTATGGTAAAGAGTTCTTTGACAAATACTTTTATGTTGCCAAAGAACTTGGAGACAATGCTAGAGCAGAAGACATCCTGAAGATTATGGAATCTCTTGGTGGTGTTGTTATGAAAAAACGAATGGAAGATGAAGGTAAGATCGGACCTTTCGGATTCATTCGTGACCAAATAGAAACTAATGAAGATGATTCAGACGGACAAGAAACCAACCCTCAGTGACTCCTACGGTGGCACTGTAGAAAAAAACATCCCTGATG